ATATATATGCTTCTAGGGAGGCTCGAACTCCCAACCTTCGGCTCATAAGACCGACGCTCTAACCAATTGAGCTATAAAAGCATATTAATGTTAATAATATTAAAGAATCATTTTTTTTTTAAATTTAGAAAAAAAAAAATAAATTTAATTTAGTATAAAATTAATATTGATTATATATAAAACCATGATTTTCATTATCTAAATCATCATGATGATTATCATCATTATTACCAAACATATTAAATTCATTTTCACCATTGAAAACAGGGATTTCAGGATTAATATTATTATTATTATCTAATAAATCATTATTAATATCATTATCAAAATTATTATCAATAATATTTTCAACACGAATACCAATTTTAGATAATTCATTAAAAACTTTTCTTTGTTCTTCAGTTTGTTTATCAAATAATTCTAATTTTTTATTTTTAAATTCTTCTCTCATTTTACCTAAAAATTCTATATTTTCTTTTAATGTAGGAATATTAGAAATATTTAAAATTTTAGAACTTGAATTATGTATATTTTTTAAAATATTAATATATTTAATATTATTATCAAATTCATTATCAATTAATAATTCCATTTTTTCATTAATAATATTATCAGTATTAAAAGGACAACATATACATTTAATAGTAATATAAGCTTTAGCTCTATTGATATTATTTAAATCATTATCAGTAATATTATTTAAATTATTAAATTCAATTAATAAATTATTAATTAATTTTAAAGAATAATCTAAAATATTATCATATTCTTCTGAATTTAATAATTCATTATATATAATATTTTTAGCATTATAAATTAATTGTTTAAAATTAATATTATCAATATTATCAATATAGTTATTAATTAAATAACTTTTTTTAATATTAATAGTTTTACTTAAATAATTTAAATAATTTTTAATAATTTTAATATATTCATTACTACCATTATTATATATATTAGTATAGTTATCATTATTAAAAACATAAGACATTTCATTTTTTTTAATGTTATTAAACCATATATCATAATTATATTTATCATAAATATTAAAAATATTATGATTTAAATTTTCAAAATTATTATCAATAAAAATTTTATCAATATCAACATCTATATCAGCATCTATATCATCTTTTAAAATAGAATCATAAGGTAGATAAGAAAAAGGTCTAGATTTATTATTATATTTATTTTTAGCAAAATAATTTTTAGCAGCTAATAAATCGTTTCTTTTACCTTTTAAATCACTATCAGGAAGGAAATCATTATTTAATTGTTGTAAACAACAACCTAATAAATATTTATGAATTCTATTATAATTAATACCAGGCATATAAATAAGTGCATTAACATAATTATCAAGCATTTTATCTTTTAAATTATTAGTTTTATTTTTTTTAAATTCATTTAAATTATCAACTAAATTAAGTTGAAATTTTTTACCTTTATTATTATTATTAATTTTAATATTAGAAGATTTATTTTTTAAATCATCTAAAATATCTTTATAACTATTTTCAATTAAATTAGTAATAGTTACAACTAATTTATTATCAATATTAAAAATATCTAGATTATCATCATCTACAAATAAATCAATTATTATTTCAGATAAATAAAATGTTATACCAATTTTTTTAGTTTTATTAATAGGGAAACCATAATCATCCCATAAATTAATATAATTATAATTATAATTATGAATATGTAATCCATCAATAATATTTTTTTGTATTTCTAAAATCCAAATAGATATAGAATGATAAAACATATCTTTAATATTATTAAAAAATTCAGTATTAATATCAATAATAATTTCAATTAATTTATCAATATTTTTATTAGTATATAATGAAATTTTAGATTTAATATCATCAATATTTTTTTTATTTTTAATAATAATATAATAATTAATATTTAAAATATTATTAATTATTTCATCTGAATAATCTGAAATATTATCAATTTTATTAATTAAATTATATTTTTTAGTAGATAAACCACTAAAATTTTTATAAAGTTGAGAACATAATATATTATAATCAATATCTAATTTAGATTTTTCTTGAATTTTTGTAATTAAAGGTAATATAATATTTAAAACTTCTTTAAAACCATCAGCATTTTGAAATAAAGGATTTTGTATATATATATCATAAGTATTTAAATTATATAAAGCATAATTAAAATCTAAATTATCAATTTCATATAAATCATCTTTATTATCAGCATCAACTAAAAAATTATTAGATGGATTTTCATTTAAAGTAGTAATATAATAATCATTAATATCATTAGCAAGAATAATATCATAAATTTCATTAGAAAAATTAACAAATTTAAAAGATTTTTGATATAATGAATAACTAAATTTTTTCATTAAATCAAATTTATTTTTTTCAATATTATATAATTCTTCTATTTTATCAATATCATTTGTATTATAATTTTTAATAGTAATAATTAAATTTTCTAATATTTTATTATTCATAATATTTTTTATATTATTAATAATTATATTTTCATCTATATCATTATTATGAATTGCTGATGCAACATCATATATATTATTATATAATAAATCTGGATCATCTATATTATTTTTTTCATCTTCTAATTTACTAATTAAACTATCATGTTCATTAATAATGTCATCAGAAAATTTTAATAATTTAAATATATTTGAAATTTTTTCATAAAATAATGTTTTATAATTAATTAAATTAATTAATTTAATTCTAAAAGATTTTAAATTTATTTTTTCTATTTTTGTATTTTCAAATATTTTTAATATTTTTTCATATAATTTATCATAATCTTCTTTATTTATATTATCAAAACAATAATCAAATTTTTCTAATAATTTAGAAATATAATCAATATCAATATTTTCTAAATTATTTAATTCATCAAAATCAATATTATCAATAATATTATCAATAGTAGGTTTAGATAATTTAAGATTATCATTTATATTTAAATTAGAAATGGTATCAATTAGATTAATTTCTTTAGATTTTTTTAAATAAGATAAAACTTTATCAGATAAATTATCTTTATTAATATAAGTAGGTATTTTATAATTTATTTGTTTAACAGGAACATTTGTATCATCTGTATTTAATAATAAATAATATTCATCAAAATTATTTACATAATCATCTATTTGATTACCTTCTTTATCAAATTTAATAGGTTTTATTTTAATATTAGTATTAAATAATGGTTTAAAACGAACTAAATTTGATTTATCATCATATATAATAGAAAAAAATAATTTATTTTTTTCATTTTTTGCTAAATTTAAATCTTTAAAATTATTTATTTTTCTAAAATTTTTAATAAATTCTATTAATCCATTTTCTGGTACTGATAAACCATTTTCATCTTCTATTAAATTATCATCATTTTCATAATAAATTTTTTTTATACATTCTGTTGTTAATATATAATTAGTAGTATCAAATTCTTTATCATCAACAATACTATAAAATAAATTAATAAATGAATTTGTTTTATTTGCATTATTAAATAATTCATATATTTCATTATATAATTCTTTTTTTGTAAAAGCAATAAATTTATTATTTTCTTTAATTAATTCGTCAAATGATAATATTTCATAATATTCTATATCTTCTAATTCTTCATCTATATATGTTTTATTTTCAGAGTCAATAATATCATCATTCTCTTCATCAATTAATTCATCTTTATCAAAATTTTGAGGATTAATAATTTCTTTATTATAAGTCTCCATTATATCTATATTATAATAATTTAATCTTTAATAGATTAAATGAAAAAAAATATTATATAAAAATTTAAATATGAAATATATTATTTATTTTTTTTCCATAAAAATATTCCAATCATTTTTAATATTTTGTAAATTATCAATTATTGAAAAACAATTATATTCTAAAAATTCATTAAATTTATTAGGAATTGTTTGATTTAATGTTAATCTAATTTTTAATAAATTTTTTAAAGGGTGAACACAAATATATCCACAATATAAACATTCTACATTATCTTGAATTTTTTCTTTTTTTCTAACAAATTTATCATGAATAAATGATTGTATTAAATTTCCTAAAGTATCATCTTCATTTTCAATAGTAAATTCATATGTACTTTCTAAATCATTATATTTTTCAATTAAAACATTATCTGATTTAATATCACTAATTAATTTATTTAATTTATTTATTAAACTTTCAATTGCTTTATTAATTAAATATTTTGGTTTTAAATATTTATTTACTGGTTCTATTTCAAATAATATAGCATTTGGATCACCTTCTTTATTAGTAAAATAACTTCTTTCTTTATCTAAAATATTTGTATCTTTATTAATTTTTGATTTATCAATTATAAATGAGAAATTTGCTAATGACACTGGATTAAATGATGCATTATATTTACCATTTTTTTTAACAACTTTTGCTTTAAAATGTAAATATTCATTCGGACGTAATCTTGTTATTAATATGTTATCATTTGATACAATATTTTTATAAAATATTTCATTTAATTCTTTTTGGGTTATATCAATATCATTTCTTTTACCGGTAATATGTTCAGTTGTAACATTTATTGTATTTAATGTATTATTTTCAATATTTAATTCTAGTTCAATAGAATTATCAATATAATTATCTATTTCTGATTCTTTTAAACAAATAGGTATTAATCCAATTCTATGTATTAAAATTTCATTATGTAATGGTCCATTACTTTTAATTATTTGAACTGTTGGTTCTTCTTCTCCTATTATTCCTGGAATTTCTATATCTGATAATATACTTCTTCTAATTGAATTTACAATTGCTAAATCAATATCATATATTTCAAATGAATGTCTTCCCGTTGGGTCTTTATCATCAAATTTATAATTATTAAACATTATGTTCTTATTTATAAAATATATAAATTATATCATTTTTTATTTATATATTTTTTATAAATAAAAATTGATTTTTTTATTTTTGATTTAACTAATTATAATGTATTATACTACTGATAAAATTTTAAATTTATTTATTAATAATATTGATTTAAATAAAAATTATACTATTAATAAATTTATTAAATTATTAAATAAAATTTTAGATGATGAAGATAATAAAATAACAAATTATAAATCAAAAAAATTAATTTATGAAGAACCTATTATTTTTAGAAAAAAATGATTAATATATAAAAAAATAATTATATTAATAAATAAAATTGTTTTAAGTATGTTAAGTTTTATTTTAAATAAATTTCATGATTTCTTTGAATTTTATACTTCATATTATTATTTAGATTATAATAATTATAATGAATATGTTTATCTATCTAAAACTGATAATAATGCTAATGCTTTATCTACTACTAATAATATATTTTTAGATTTATTTGTTAATATTGGAAGAGATTTATCTTATGATGAACTATGTGATTATTTAGATAAATGTATGAAAATAAATCCATATAAAACTATTGCTATAATTTTTAATTGTAGAGATAGAAAAAATGGTAAAAAAGAAAAAAAAATTAGTAATGATGCAATGAAATGGTTAAAAAATAATAATTGGGAAAAAACATATGAAGGTAATATTTATACATATATTGAAAAATATGGTTGTTGGAAAGATATATTAACTAAAAAATATGTTGATATTCATGATTATGATATTGAATTAATTGCTAATCAATTAATTAAAGATAAAAATAATTTAATTAATAATAAAAATATTTCATTATGTGCTAAATGGGCTCCTAGTGAAAATAAAAAATATGATAAAAGAAATAATATTACTGAAAAAATTGGTTTAAAAATTTATAATATTTTAGACAAAGATAATAATTTAACTGATGATATTAATAATAAATATATTCATAAATGGAAAGAATTATATAGAAAAGAATATATTACACCATTAAGAAATAAAATAAACAGTATTGAAAATATGATGTGTAAAAATAAATGGAATGAAATACAATATGAAAATGTTCCTGCTATTGCTTCTAAAAAATATAAAAATTGTTTTATGAAACATGATGAAAGTAGATATTTAGAATATTTAAATAATGTTGTTAATGGTAAATCTAAAATTAATGTAACTGGTATTTTACCACACGAATTAGTTAATTATTATTTATCTGATAGTACTAAAGAAATTGATTTAACTATTGAATCACAATGGAATACTATTTTACAAAATACAAAATCTTCTGGTATATTAAATAATATTTTACCTATTGTTGATGTTTCAGGTTCAATGTTTGGTGCTAAAAATGGTAGTATTCCTGCACAAGTATCAATTGCTTTAGGTTTATTAATTTCACAATGTTCAACTGGAAATTTTAAAAATAAAGTTATTAGTTTTAGTGAAACTCCTGAAGAATTTTTAATTGAAGGTAATTCTCTTAAAGAACAAATTGAATGTATTAAAAATATTAATTGGGGTTATTCTACCAATTTTGAATCTGTTGCTGATATTATTATTAATAATTCTAATACACAAGATGATATTCCTGATAAAATTGTTGTATTATCTGATATGCAATTTAATGAAGCAATTAAAATTAAAGATTATGATAGCGATAATAATAATGATGATGATGATGAATTATTACATTCAACTTTTATTTCAAAATTTATAAATAATAATTATAATCCACCTAATATTATATATTGGAATTTAAATAGTGATAATACAAAATCTTTCCCTGTTGATTTTAAAACAAATGGTACAGCAATTATATCCGGATTTTCTGAACAATTATTAAAAATATTTTTAGAATATGATGAATTAAATCCAGAAATAATATTAGATAAAATTTTAGAAGAATATATTAAATTTGTATATGTAGATAAAAATGAATTTTAAATAAATTAGTTATTTATTTTTCGTTTCATTGATTTTTTTGCTAATGATATATCATAATTATCTTTATTTTTATCTTTATCTTTATCTATATCTTCATCATTATAATAATTACATGTTAATGTTCTTATTATTTTTAATAAACTATTTTTACTTTCATTATTCGATTTATTATTTGATTTATTATTCGATTCTTTTTTATCATTCCAACCAGTTTCTATAATTGTTTCAAATTCTTCAACTTTTGGAATATATTTTTTATAATCTTTATATTTTAAAAATTTTTCTATTTTTGTTTGACAATCTAAATAATCAGTATAAGCATTATTTTTATAATTATCTATTATTCTCTTTTTTTTTCTATAATTAGAATTATCACAAAAATGTAAATCTTCTATTAAATTTTTAAATTTAGCTAATGTTAATATAGATTTATCTTTTACTCTTATTATTTCTTCAATTCTTTCTTCAAAACTATTATATTTAATTAATGTGCCACATAATGTTATTAATGTACTTAATATTAATGGTATAAAATTAATTAATTTTATTAATATATTATTTTTAATTATAGTATTTAAATTTATTGTATTTATAAATCCTTCTAATAATGTTAAAATTGATGCATAATATATTATAGATAAACTATAATATCTATAACTTTTTCTAATATCTTCATATTTATAATCAATATATTTCATTCTTTTATCCAATTTATATATTTTTGTCTCTATTCGCTTTATTATTTCTTTTTTATTATATATTTTATCTATTATTTCTGTTTCCGTTTCTGTTTCTACATCTGTTTCTACATCTGTTTCTACATCTGTATATGTTTGTGATGGTATTTCTGTAGCGTTTTTTATATCTAGTATATTTTTATTTATTCTATTTTTTATATTTTTATTAAATTTATTTTCATTTATTATTTCATTATCTATTTGTATTTCAATGTTTTCATCATTTTCTTCATTTATTGTATTTATATCATATTTTTTTCTAAAATAATAACTCATTCTTTATTTAATAATCTATTTTTTTTAATAAATATATAAAAAAAATGATATTCTATATTAATATAGATACTTAATAAATGTCAAATGATTTATTTACACCTATTAAATTTACTACAAATATTTATTTAAAACCTTCTGAATTAACTTCTGATTATGAAAATTTATTATTAAAAAAATTAATTGATAAAATGGAAGGTTCTTGTACTAAATACGGTTATATAAAAAAAAATAGTTTAAAAATTATTAAAAGATCTATTGGAAATATTATTAAACAACATTTTAATGGTAATATATTATTTGATTTACAATGTATTGCTGAAATTTGTAATCCTATTAATGGTACTATTGTTAAATGTAAAATTAAAAATAAAAATTCTATGGGATTACTTGCACAAGGTTATTATGACGATGAACCTATTTTAGAAATTATTATACCTAAAATATCAGCAGGTATAATGTCTGAAATAAATCTAGATATTTTAAATATTGGTCAAGAAATTTTAGTTGAAGTTTGTGGAAAAAAATTTAATTTATATGATAAATCTATTTCTATTATTGCTAAAGCAATTAAAGATAAAAAAATTAATACTATTAAAAATTCTGTTGAATTAGATGATGATGAAAAAGATGATGATGATGAACAAGATAATCAAATTGATGATTTTGATATTTTAGATGATGATGAAAAAGATGATAATGATGATAATGCTTCTGATAATGAAGACTCTAATAATGAAGGTACGGATGATGAAGAATTAGAAGAAGATGAAGAATTAGATGATGATATTGATGTTTATGATGATGATATGGAAGAACCTTTAATTGATGATTAAATTATATATAAATATTATTTATATTAATAATATAATATGCCTAAGAAAAAAGAATTAAATAAAAATAATGATGATATAAGAATAGATTTATGTAAAAATATTCAAAATAATATATCAAATTTATCACAAAATGAATTATATGAAATATTTAAAATTTTACATAATAATAATAGTAATTATACTAAAAATAATAATGGTATATTTATAAATTTAAATTGGTTAGATTATAATATTTTAGAACAAATAAATAATTATATTATTTTTTGTATTAAATCACATAAAGAAATTAAAAAACATGAAATTATGAAAAATATTTATAATGATAATTTAAATAAATATAAAAATAAAAATAAAAATAGCAATAATAATCTATTATCTATCTC